CAACGATGCAATTTCGCGCCGTTCCATCTAACACAACTTTAATCAATTTGACTTCAGGAGATGGAATTACCATTACAGGTGCAACAGGAACTTTGGCAATTCATCTTACAAATGAACAAACAGCATCTATGCCGGCTGCTCAATATCGTTATGAACTCGAAATCACTTCAGATTCAGACATCATTACACGTCTCATTCAAGGGCTTGTGGTGGTGGATGGGCAACTACTGCCATGAGCGACATTGTTATTGTTCAACCTGTAGTCAATAATGTAATTGTTACTGAAGAAGTCAATGAGGTCGTTGTTTCATCCGGTGGCGTTCAAGGCCCACCGGGAAATACAGGGGCTACTGGTGCAACCGGGCCACAAGGTGATCCGGGAACTCCAGGCACACCCGGTACTGCTGCGACTATTGCCGCTGGTACTACGACAACAGGCGCACCAAGCACACCCGCAACTGTAACTAATGTAGGCACATCATCAGCAGCAATCTTTGATTTCACAATCCCACAAGGTACAGCTGGAACCAATGGAACCAATGGAACCAATGGAACCAATGGAACTAACGGAACCAACGGAACAAATGGCACAAACGGAACTTCCGCAACTATTGCCGCTGGCACAACCACAACTGGTGCGCCCGGAACATCTGCAACTGTAACAAATGTAGGCACATCCTCTGCCGCTATTTTTGATTTCTCGATTCCACAGGGAACAGCAGGCACAAACGGAACCAACGGCACTAATGGAACGAATGGATCGGCAGCCACGATTGCCGCTGGTACGACGACAACAGGCGCACCCGGAACATCTGCCACAGTTACTAATTCTGGTACATCATCAGCAGCCATATTTGATTTCACGATTCCACAAGGTACAGCCGGTACTAACGGAACGAATGGCACTAATGGCACAAACGGAACCAATGGAGCAGCTGCCACAATTGCCGTTGGCACTACGACCACAGGAACAGCAGCCGTCACTAATGTGGGCACATCATCAGCGGCCATTTTTGACTTTGTTGTTCCTCAAGGCATTCAAGGTATTCAAGGCATACAAGGTATTCAAGGCGCAACCGGAGCGACTGGAGCCACAGGAGCCACAGGAGCCACTGGTGGAATATCTCTGGCTCAATACACATCAAATCAAAGCGTTTCAAACACAGTCACAAAGACAGCTTTGGTCACTTATAGTCTGACTCAGGCAACAGGCGGCGTGGCTTATCGAGTCAAAGCTGTTGGAGAATATCTTAATAACTCAGGTTCAAATCGTACTTTGGCAATGGAAGTGGCACTAGGAGCAAGCGTTGCATTTACTGCAACCACAGCCAACTTAGGAACAAGCGCAACAACTAGAGCATTTGAATTAGAAGTCATGGTTTATTGTGACAGCAGCACTGACCAAAGTGTTGGAGCTTCAGCAGTTATTGGATCAACTGTTGGTGCTGCTACTTGGGCAACTGCTAACCAGACATTCTTGGGTGAGGCAAATCTGACAGAAGATACATCGACTGCTAAATCATTACAGGTAAGATTTACGCATTCGGCGGCAGCTACAACAATTTCAATGACACTTAATTCAATAACGATCGAAAAACTATCATAGGAGAAAACTAATGAATCAAGCAAAAGCAATGCTGGCATCATGGTTGAGAAGCTCTATCGCAGGTGCGTTGGCCGTCTATATGACTGGCAATACCAATCCAAAAGATTTGGCGTTGGGCTTAGTAGCTGGGCTTGTTCCAGTAGTAGCTCGATGGGCCAATCCAAACGACGTGGCATTCGGCTACAAAAAGTGAGCGTCGGCGAATGGACGGCGGTCGGTGGGCTTGTTCTTGCGGTGCTGACTGCCATCTATTCGTCAATGCGATTCATGGTGAAGTCGATCATGCGGGAGCTCCAACCCAATGGTGGCAGCAGTCTCAAGGATCAAGTCAGCAGGATTGAAGAACGGCTTAATGAATTGATTCTTGAATTGGCTCTAAAAAAGTAACCGACACGCCGATTCTTAGGCGGGAATCTTGAATTTGTCGGCCATGCGTGTCACTCTGTAATTCGGGAGCTGGTACGCAGCTCTCAGAATCGGGAGCATAAAATGACATCAGGTGAAATAGGGCTATTTGTTTTTATGGCAATAGCTTGCTTTTTATGGGCAGTATGTAGTTACGCAGTCGGATACAAAGAAGGCCACAAAGACGGCTATCAGCGCGGCAAAGCCGTCGGCCGTCACGCATCGTCTCAGGCGGTGAAATAATGGGGTTCTTAGACGGCTACGAGGCCGCTAGAGCCAGAACAGATCGCTGGCTGGCAACATATGCAAGCGGCCGCATTGAGACTCGCATTGTCGAATTTAGTGCCGAAAAGGGTTATGTGCTGATTGAAGCCAAGGCATATAGACATCAAGACGACACACAGCCAGCCGGCATTGATTACGCATACGGCTATCAAGGCGCATACGTGCAAAACATGAAACGCTGGTTTGTCGAGGACACTTGCACATCTGCAATTCTTAGAGTTATGCAGCTTGTTATGGGCGGTGCAGAGCGCACAACCCGCGAGACAATGGAGCAGATTGAAGCTCTATCCGCAGCCGTTGCAAAGACTGACCTAGATTATGATTACTGGACGACCAAATTTGGTGAAGTGCCATCGTTTAAGACGCGAGAAGAAGCCGATGCAGCTGGCACACCAGATTCATTGCAAGAGTGTAAGCATGGCAAGCGGGTCTTTAGAGAAGGCACTGCTAAGACGGGCAAAGCCTGGGCTAATTACAGCTGCATTGAACGCAAGCCAGAGCAATGTGATCCAAATTGGTTGGTCATGAGCAGCGATGGCAAATGGAAACCACAGCTATGAGCGGGCCAATTGAAGTAATCAACCCACGCACTATGACTTGCACACTCATGGAAGATGGCGTCATTATTGCAACCTACAAAGTCGAGCAATGTGACAAATGCTCAAGGCTGGTCAAATTTGATGACTTTGGTTATCAAAAGGGTTATGGTAACGAAAAGATAATTTGGTTTTGCTGGGATTGCAGATGATTATGATCCGATTATCTCGCGAAGATGAGATTGTGGCACACACTGCTGGATTGGCCAGAGAATCACATTATGGCTCCAATCCTAAGTGGGTGGGCAATAAAGGCAATTTTCACAATGCCGTTGTCATTCATTCAGAAGCCGCTGGAGCTGAAATGGCAGTGGCTAAATACTTTGGCGTTGAGGGTTTTGTGCCCACTGTCAATACATTCAAAAATGAGCCCGATGTTTATTGGAACGGCATCGCAATGGAAGTTAAACAAACGCCACATAAACGCGGTCATTTAATCATTAGAGATGATGATCGTGATACTGACATTGCAATTCTATGCGTTGGAGAATCTCCCACGTATTACATCATGGGCTGGATTCCAGTGGGCGTTGCCAAGCGTCCAAGATTTGCATCTGCTCAAGGTGGCTACTGGGTCAGCCAAATCAATCTGCAACCCATTGAGACTTTAAGGAAATCCATCCATGCCAATTCTTGAATTTGATTGTTCTATTTGTGCAAAGCTCTATGGTAAAGCAAAGCAAAGACATGGCATCCGAAAGACGTCAGAGCTGACGCTGCATGAATGGTTTAGCACATGTCTTGGATGTGGATCAATGGGCATCAAAGTCGTCGATGATGCAAAGGTTGATGGGTTGAGCCTATGAGTGACCAACTAGATATGGACTTTGGTCACAATGAAATCGATCATGGCACATCCGATGATTACTACACGCCGCCATTCATCTTTGAGGCGTTGGGGCTGAGATATGACATGGATGTCTGTTCGCCGCCCAATGGATCGCCGTGGATACCAGCTAGACGCTTCTTAAGCGTCATAGACGACGGATTGGCAACGGATTGGACTGGCAAAGTCTGGATGAATCCGCCGTATTCCAAGACAACGCTTTGGATCGATAAATGGCTCAAACATGGCAACGGAATGGGATTAGTTGCAGCAAGTAGATCAGCTCCATTCAATAAATTATGGGAGCGTGACGATGTGGCATTTATCTTTCTGCCCAGTTCGTTAAAATTTATGACGCCAAGTGGAGAAAGCAAAGGCATATTTATGCCCACGGTGCTAATAGGCATTGGAGCAGATAACATCAAAGCCATGAGCTCAAGCGGCTTAGGTCGTGTGCGATGACTAAGTTACTGACCAGTATTAGTTATCCACAGGGGTTATCCACACGTGTGCAAAACCTGTGGACGACACGCAGGCGATACGCTCAAGTTATCCACATACTCGTCAGTAACTTGACACGTGCATTAGCATCACAACTCGCTGGCGAGCCGCTGAGGCGGATAGCTCGCATGCGAAGTTTGGTGCTATTGGCCGTTCTATGTGTAATTGGGATTACGCCAGCATACGGATCAACAGACACAGACTATTTGAAGCTATATGCTCATTCAAGGATTATTAACTACAAGCAGTTTCAATGCTTTAATCAGTTGATTACAAAAGAATCTAATTGGCGTATCAATGCAATCAATGGATCGCACTATGGTTTAGGCCAAATGCGTAACACTAAGTATCGAGAGCTTGATGGGTATCGCCAGATTGACTGGAGTATTCGCTATCATCGTGATCGTTATGGCTCTCATTGCAATGCTTATCGCCATTGGCAAAAGCATGGGTGGCATTGATGAGCAGGTCATGGGCTAAGGGTTCCAGCTATAAGTGGCGCGTCATTCGAGAGCGGATACTTGCCAGAGATGGGTGCTGTCAGATGTGTGGCACCAATGAAGGCAAGATGCACATCGATCACATCATTCCGAAGCGGCTTAACGGCTCTGACGATGAATGGAACTTACGGCAACTTTGTCAGAATTGTAATTTATCCAAAGGGGGTCGGTTTTTTCTAGATGCTTTGACACCCCCGACTCTCC